CGTCTGCCAAATAAAAAATCGGGCGCGAGGCCCGATTTTTGATTTGGCGGAGAGGGGGGGATTCGAACCCCCGAAACGTGGCGCCACGAAAGGCCCGCAAGAGGTAGCCGTCTAAAAGCTGCCGAAGGGGAGGTTTGCGGACAGTCTGATTTGCCCCCCTTGTTTCGGAGTTTTTTCTTTGGACAATGCGGGCATGGGTAAAAAATACGATCTTTCCGCGCCGATGTCCGAGGTGAGCTTCCGTTGCACGGCCAAGGGGTGCCGGCATACGTTCGATGCCGAGCCGGGGAGGGTGGAGGATGCGCCGGAGCTGGAGCATCATCCGTTTGCGTATTTCGCGCCGTGCCCGCTGTGCGGGGAGGAGGCACCGCAGGTTTGGTGGCAGAAAAACCTGATGAAGGGCCACGCCATGGCGACGGGGCCGAGGACGCCGGAGGGGCTGGCGGTGGCGCGGAAGAACCTGGAGGGGCACCCGACGCCGGAGGAGGCGCTGCGCACCCGCTTCAACGCCATGAAGCACGGTCTGAACGCCAGGACGGCCACGTACTTCCCGGCCAAGCCGGACCGCTACGATTTTTGCGCGGCCTGCGACGAGGACCGGGCGTATTGCGCCAAGCAGCCGGCCTGCGTGAGGAAGACCGAGTTGTTCATGCTCCACCACGCGGCCTTCGAGCAACGCAACCCGAAGCACTTGATGGGCATCTACGCCGACCTCCAGGCGGCGGTGTTCGCGGTGGTGCAGCAGATCATGCAGACCATTCTGGCGGACGGGGTGAAGATCGAGCAGCCGGAATACTACACGGACAAGGAGGGTCGCCTGATCGTGGCGGAGTATTTCGACGAGGACGGGAACCGGCGAATCATCCGCAACATCCAGGCCCATCCGCTGTTCCGCCCCCTGGGCGAGATGCTATCCCGGGCCAACCTGACCTTGTCCGACATGGGCATGACGGCCAAGGTGGTGGAGGACGAGGAGGAGGCTATGGGCAAGCTCGATTCCGAGCGGGCGCAGCGGGAGGATATTCTGGCATTCAACCTGCGTCAGGTGGAGGCCCTGGAGAATCTGCACAAGTCGATTTCAGCCTCTCGCCTGGAGAAGGAGCGCGACCCCGTGCTGATCGAATACCGGGAGACGAACCAGGATGGGTGAGCGGGTTTCATCCGCCGACCGCCTGCGCCTGACGAACCGGGCTGAGGTGGAGCTGATGCGCTATGCCAGGGCGGACGAGAACGGCATCCGGCCCCATGCCCTGTGGCACAAGCACGTACATAACGTGAACCTCGACCCGATGCAGGTGTTGCGGATGATCGAGATGGACCAGCACCGCAACACCCTGGACTTTTCCTGCCGCCGTACTCGCAAGACCTCGACGAAAGAGATTTACAACATGGAGCGGCTGGCCACCTCCGAGGGGCTGGAGCTGGGAATCGTCGCTCCGCGCCAGCAGCAGAGCCAGAACAACCTGCGCTACATGCTGGACGCCATCGGGCGCAGCGAGATTCTTTCCGCCTATGTGGCGGTGGCCCGCGGGCGGCGCAAGCTGAACGACACCGGATTCCAGTTCGCCAACGGGTCCAAGGCTTCGGCTTACGGCATCATGGGGCAAATCGACGGGGACTCCCTGGCCATCGCCTCCTTGGAGGAGGTGGACGACATGCCAGCCGACCGTCTGCTGTCCCGCTTTCTCCCCATGCTCGGCGCTTCGGAGCGGATGGGGCTGGATATTCGCATTGACCCAGAGGTGAGAATTTCCGGGGTGTTCAAGGGCGCCGACGTGCTCCAGGGGTTGATCGACTCCGGGAAATACCACGTGCTACCGACGGTGGACGTGTACCTGGGGCGGGAGCTGGGCATCATCAACGCCGACTGGGTGGATTCCATGCGCGCCCAGCAGACGGAGGGGGAGTGGATCAGGCAGTTCCTGTGCCTCAACGTCTCCTCCCAAAACTGGATATGGGAAAAGCACCTGCGCCGGGCAAAGTCGGTGGGGCTGTCGGCTGGGCTGGAGATCGCCGGGCCGTTGCCGGGGATGCGGTACAAGCGGCGGGGTCTGGTGGCGTTTGGCTACGACCATCTGGGGCACGGCGAGAGCTTGCACGCTTCCCGCTCGGCGCTGGTGGTGTCGGAGCTGGTGGGGAATTTCGTCACCTTCCCCTTCGTGCGCACCTGGCCCGCCTCCACCGACGAGAAGGTGATCGAGCGGGATTTGATGGCCCTGTGGGACTACTTCCGACCCGACTACGCCATGGGGGACGCCTACGGCATCGGCCTGCTGACATCGGTCAACGACGCCCTGTTCCGACTGGGCCTGTGCGACACCGACCGCCGCGGCATTGGGGACGGGCAGAGCACGGCCAGCACCTGGGGGCAGTGGGCCTTCGCCCCGATTCGCTTCCAGGGCATGACCAAGCACGCCATGGCCAGCAGCCTGCGCAGCGCATTCCACAACGGCCGCGCCGCCCTGCCGTGGTTCGACGAGGACGCTCCGGGCAACGAGGCGGAGGCCGATTTTCGCGACCTGGTGCGCCAGCTGGCGAACATCAAGGAGGAAAAGACCAAGGCGGATTATTCCTCGTTCAAAATGGCCGACCCCAAGATCGGCGACGACCTGTTCGACGCCGCCATGGCCTCGGTGTGGGCGCTGGAAACGCGGGGGGAGGACTACGCCCCGGCGGTGATTACCATGCGCAAGCAGACCCGGGCGCAGCTGCTGGGGATGGCGGGGTGAACGAGTACGCACGAGTCAGGGGGCGCAGTCCCTCACCCCCGTCCCCTCTACCGGCGGGAGAGGGGAGAAAGGCGCGGGCGCTGACGGCGGAGGAACGGGAGCGGGTGGAGGCCAACCGGGCGGAGGTGCATCGGCACCTGCCGGAACTGGTGCCCTTCGTCCGGGAACTGCACCAGGGCGGCGTGGTGGACGGCTGGCGGTGCGTGAGGCGGGTTAAGGTTTTCGACGGAGACGAGCATGAACATTCAGCAAAAGACGTTTAACGCCCTGGGCAAGTTCGACGCCGGGATACTCCAATCGGCGCCCAACCGGACGGCCGCCCTAGGCGCCGCCACCAGCGAGATGGGCTACCGCACCACGCCGGAAAACCAGCTCAAATACCTCTACCGCCTGATGTGGGTGGACCCCGACCTGCGCCAGGCCATCCTGGACATCCGGGAGATGGAGCGCCTGGACGGCCGGGTGCGGCGCATCCACAGCCAGATCGCCCTGGACACGGTGAAGGGCGGGCTGGTGTTCCAGCAGGCACAGGGCAAGGAAACCCTGTCCAGGGAATGGGATGCCTTTTCCCGCCGCCTGCAACTCAACCGGGTGGAAAAGCTCAAGTCCGACGCCCGCCTGCTGGCCATGCAGGGCAACCTGCCGGTCCAGTGGGTGCTGGACGATGCCCGGAACGTGGTGTCCGGCGTGTCCATGCCCGCCGAAACCATTCTGCCAAACGTGAACGAGGGCGGGCGCTTCAAGGACGTTTCCCGCGCCTACATCCAGATGGACGTAACCACCGGCGCCGAACTGGCCGCCTTCCCCCTGTGGAAGCTGTTCCTGTGCCGCTTCGACCCGGAAAACTTCGACGACATGGGCAGCCTGGGCCGCCCCCTGCTGGACGCCAGCCGCGGCGACTGGCGCAAGCTGACCATGACCGAGGAAGACCTGGTAATCCGCCGCCGGGTGCGAGCCCCCCTGCGCATGTCCCACGTGCTGGAAGGGGCCAGCGATGAGCAGTTGACCGCCTACCGGAAATCCGTGGAGGACGACCAGAAGGAAATCACCACCGACTATTTCGCCAACCGAAAGGGCGGCGTGTCGGCGGTGCAGGGGGACGCCAACCTGGACCAGATCGCCGACATCGTGCACCTGCTGGATACCTTCTTCGCCGGCACCCCGCTGCCCAAGGGCCTGATGGGCTACACCGACGGCATGGCGCGGGACATCCTGGAAGACCTCAAGCGCATGTACTACGACAACGTGGACGTGCTTCAAGACACCCTGGCCTTCGCCTACGAGCAAGGCTTCCGCCTGCAACTGATGCTGAAAGGCATCAATCCCGACGATGAGGACTTCACCGTCACCTTCGCCGAGCGCCGCACCGAAACGCCCAACCAGACCGTGGACCGTGGCCTCAAGCTCAAGGCCATGGGCATGCCGCCCGGGATGGTGTGGGAGGAGCTGGGCTTCGACCCGGCCTACGTGGAGCAGCGGCGCCAGTGGGAGGCGGAGCACTACGACCCCTACCCGCAGCCTGACAAGATCGGCGGTCAGGTTAAGATCACCCCGGGAAACGCGCCCAAGGGGGAGAGCGCAACGAGCATCGGCAATGGCGTGGACACCGCAGACAAAGCAACGCGCCAAGCCATATTCAAGCCAGACGCCAAGAACCTGGCCGAAGGAAAAATCTACGAGTACCACTTGCGCTACAAGCTGGTGACCAAGGACGAAGTGAGGCAGCAGATCGGCCTGCCCACCATGGCCGCTATCGGCAAGCCAGGGGGAGATGATTTCCCCGATGAAATGCTGACGGCGCAAAACGCCCCGGCGCAGCCCAATGAATGAACGCAACCCCGCCGCCATCCGCGCCGCCATCAAGCGCGCCACCACGGCCGCCCAGCGGGACATGGACGCCCTGGACGGGCAAACCCTGGAGGAACTGGAAACCCTCTACCGCCAGGCGGCGGCGGACATCGGCGCCCAGATCGAGCGCCAGGCCGGCGGGGACGGCAAGCTGGGCCTCGCCCAACTGCAAGACCTGCTCGCCCAGGTGAAGGGGAAGCTGGCAGAACTGGCCCAGCGGCGCGAAGCCCTGCTGAACGACGCCCTCCCCCAGGCCGCCGGGCTCGGCATCCGCCCCCTCACCGCCGACGGCGTGCTGGGTGCATTGGGCGCCTCCGGCCAGGCCGCCGCCTTCCAGGTGGGCGCCGCCGTGCTGGGCAGCGAGGCCGCCATGCGGATCAGCGGCGAGGCCGTGGCCTTCGTCCGCGCCTTCGTCGCCGCCGACGGGCTGCGCCTCTCGGACAGGCTCTGGCGCCTGGACCGCCACGCCCGCGACACCCTGGTGAACGCCATCGAGCTGGCCGTCATTCAAGGCCACGGCGCCGCCGAAGCGGCGCGGGAATACCTGGCCCGTGGCACCGCCGTCCCCGCCGACGTAATGAACAAGCTCACCGCCGCCAACGCCGCCGAGCTATCCAAAACCGCCCAGGCCGTGATGACCGGCAAAGGCTCCCCCCTGGACAACGCCCTGCGCCTGTTCCGCACCGAACTGAACCGCGCCCATGGCGAGGCCTACATCCACGGCGCCCTGGGCCACCCGGACGCCGCCGGGGTGCGCTTTCTGCTCTCACCCGCCCACCCCGGCCCGGACATCTGCGACCTCTACGCCACCCAGAACCTATACGGCCTGGGCCCCGGCGTGTACCCCAGCCGGGCGAAATGCCCCTGGCCCGCCCACCCCAACACCCTGAGCTATGTGGAAGTGGTGTTCCGGGACGAAGTGGGCGCAGCGGACAAGGCCGGCAAGGAAAAACCCCTGGAAGCCCTGGCGCGGCTCACCCCGGAACAGCGGCGCGGGGTGCTGGGCAAGGCGAAGAACGAGGCCTACGGGGAGGGGAAGATCACCCAGGGAATGATCCGCTCGCCCTGGCGGGCGGTGCGGAAACGGCTTGAAAAGCGAAGCCAAGCAGGGTAGCCTTCCTTCCAACAACGAGGGGAGGAAAAAATGGGAGAGTTGGCATCAGTCGTGCTGTTATTCGGAGCGGTTATTTATTTCTTGCCGTTTGTCATTGCCAATGCGCGCCACCACCCCCAGCAGGGTTCGATTTTCTTTCTCAACCTGATCGTCGGATGGACCGTCATAGGGTGGTTCGCCGTTCTGGTCTGGGCCTTCGTTGGCAGGGAAGAAACCCCAAAAACAGGCCCAAGCCAAGCGACCCACACGCGTTGTCCTGACTGCGCCGAGTCAGTGTTGAAAGAGGCCCGCGTGTGCAAGCACTGCGGCTGCAAATTAAACCAAGCCACCGTTTCGTGACGCCGTCCAGCCATGGGGTTGCCGCCCTGCTGTTTATCGGCGTGGCGGTTGGTTTTCCCGCCCACGCGGAAACGAAACGCGACCCATCCCAGAAATACGCCTTCCGCAAAACCAACCCCTGCCCATCCACCGGAGCGCAGCGCGGCCCGTGCAAGGGCTACGTGGTGGACCACGTTATTCCGTTGTGCGCAGGCGGTCCAGATCGACCTAGCAACATGCAGTGGCAAACGGTCGAGGCCGGGAAGCGGAAGGACAAGGAAGAGCGTAGGCAGTGCGCCAACAACCGGCGCTTGACACCACCCCCAATTCTCCCCTAATCTGTAATGGCTCCCGAGAGGGAGTGGAGCTAATAACTCATGAGCAAAGGCGGACCCCCGCCCCACGCCCGACAGCCGTGGTTTTTTTGCGCCCATCGCTCGCTCCGATGCGCACCGCCACTTCGTTTTATGTCCGGGTGTGAGGCTACCGCAAGACCTCCGCGAGGAGGGAATACGCCCGCTGGTCCTTTGCCCAGTTATTAGCACCCGGACGCCCGCAAGGGCAATTGACTAATAATCAAGCGAAGGAGGACATCATGTCCAATCATGGAGAACCCCATGGGAGTGAGCTTCAAACCGTTTCACGGCATCCCGTATCAGAAATTCATCATCAGCCGGGTGACGCCGGAAGGGAAGATCAAGCGCATCGGCAAGATGCTCGCCCCCAACCCGGAGCTGGCGACCATCAAGGCACAGGAACTGTGGAACCGGGAGCCGGAAGGCTGCACCCTGCGGGTGGAGACGCCGGAACAAGTGCAGGCCCGTTTCCTGGCGCAACGCAAGGCGAAGAAGAAAAAGCGCTGACCCTTCCCCCGCCCGTCCCGCGCAAGTTCTACCCCCTGCTCGACAAGACCATCGCCCGAATCCTGGGCACCCCCATTCCCGGCGACGCGCCCGAGGCGCACCAGATCGTGATGAGTGCCGCGAAGCGAAGGTTCCGGGACAACGACCTCACGCGCCGCGGCGCAGAAATCCATGCCCTCCGTTTTCTCATGGCCCATGGGGAGGTGCATCATGGCTAGCGCAACCCAGGTGCTCACATTCAACGATACCGAGTTCGACATCGTAGATGTCCATAACGTCCCTTGGCTAAGGGGCCCGCAAATTGCGGGTGCCTTGGGTTATTCCGACCAAGGGGCCGCCATTGCAAAAATATACGACCGCAACCAAGACGAATTCACGGAAGACATGACGGCGCTGGTAAAGCTCCCGGACCTGAACTACCAAACTGGTAGTCCAGGTCAAATGCGCGAAGTACGCATCTTCTCGCCCCGTGGCTGCTACCTGATCGGGATGCTGGCCCGCACCGAGAAGGCCAAGGACTTCCGCCGCTGGGTGCTGGACGTGCTGGAGGGGCGGCCGCTTCCACTTGAATGCGGGACAGGGAGGGGAGAAGGAGAGGGAATCTATTCCGACCTGGAGTTCGCCGGGGTGCGCCTGAGCGTTCACGTAATTGATGGGGCGCCCTGGTTCCAGGGGCGCGAAATCGCGGAGGCCCTGGGATACGCCCACCCCAAAACAGACATCTCCGGGCTGCATCGCCGCCACGCGGACAAGTTCACGGAGGAAGAAACGCGGGTCGGGAAAGTGAGCACCGGGAAAGGCCCCGCCCAGATTGCGCGCCTGTTTTCTCCGCTGGGGCTAAAGCGGATCGCGGAACTGGCGTGTACCGCCCGCTCCGAAGCGTTCCGCCGCTGGGTGCTGGACGTTCTGGCGGGTGGCGACGGGAAGGCCCATTACCGGGGGATGCCTGTCCCGTCCCTCCCCTCCCCACATGGCTCAAGCCGTTCCAGGCCGCCCAAAGAAATGACCATGGCGCAGCGCCTTTCCGCCCATCGCCTGCGGCTTGCGCTGTTGAAGGCGTTTTCAAGGGAAACGAATCCCGAGGCCAGGAAAGCGCTTCTCCGTCAGGTGGACGACATTTCCAGCCTTATCGGAATACCCTCCATGGGGGTGAAAAATGGAGCGCAATGAAGGGCACCGCTACCGGGTAAAAGTCGGCACGGCAGACAGCGGCTTTTACCAGCAGCGCGTCCGCGCCGAAAATCCCGTGGACGCGCTGTTGAAGGTGGCGCGGCGGCTTGGCCTGCCGGAAACGCCGTCTTCGCCGTTCGTGATCTTCGTGACGCCCATCCTTCCAGGAAGCTGATCCGGTTTCCCCACCCACAACAACCCGCTTCGGCGGGTTTTTTGTTGCGCCACCCCAAACAGTCTGATTTACCCCCCTTGT